AACTCGCCGAACGGATGAACGTCTGTCGGATTTACATCAGCAAACTCGAACTCGGACGCCTCATCCCTCTAACCGACAATTTGGGTCGCATTGCAGGCGGCCTTGGAATCTCAATCAAGGAATTGTTGCGAGACGAGTACAGTGATCGTTTCGACGCCGTAAATGCCGTTTGGAGCGATCCGCTTCTGACTGAAATTGCGCTGATGATGGGGAAATTGAGTGATTTAGAACGGTCGCTGATTATTCTGCGCGCGCGTGATCTTGCGGAATTGGCTGCGGACAAACGGCTTGTAAGTAGTCAGAAGAGAGCGGTTTGACGTGATTTAGCTATTTTCTCAGCCCAAAAATCGAACGCTAAGAAAAGAAAAGCAGTTACAGAAACCGAAATGGCTTTTAGTACCCGATTAGTACCCAGATAAAATGCCGAATTTGACCGTTGAGAAAATCCGAAGTTTGCACACGGACCGGAAGGGCTTTCAGGTCGCAGATGGTGATGGTCTGTACCTTGTTGTCCACCGTTCCGGAATGAGGTCTTGGCTTGTTCGTTTCCGAGTCAAAGGGCACCGCGGAAAGATCACGATTGGTAGGTGGCCCAGGGTTGGCATCGTGGAGGCGCGCGCTGAAGCCGACAAGATCAAAGCCGCCGCGAAACAGGGACTTCTTCCAGGAGAAATAGCCAAAGTTGAGCAGGAGAATGAATTGCTCGCTGCCACAGTGCGCCAGTTCGGCGCGCGCTACATGCGAGAGATCGTGTGTGTTTATCGCAAAGATCCGGAATCGATGAACAGATATCTTGAGCGCGATGTGTATCCGACAGTCGGCGACAAGCCCGTGGCGTCGGTTAAGCTCTACGATCTACGATGCCTGATCTTCAATCACCGCGATGAAGGTCATCCACAAGCAGCGCTGGCGCTGCGCGACTTGCTCAAGCGGATGTGGGATTACGCGGTTGTGTCGGGAATCGTTGCCAGCAATCCGCTACAAGCGCTGCACCGCAAATTCATCGCCAAATCTGCATCGCGCAGCAGATCGCTGAGCCCGGTGGAAGTCGGCGAGTTCATGAACAGTGTTGCTGACTCGCGCGCTCGCACGATGGTTAAAGCCGCATTTCAACTGATTCTGCTGACGTTGACGCGCAAGACAGAGATGCTGCTTGCACGGTGGGAACATATCGATGTTGCCAAGAATGAATGGATCATTCCGCCAGAACACTCGAAGAATAAAAAGCAGCATGTCGTCTACCTGAGTGTGCAGGCAAAGCGGTTGTTCGTCGACTTGGCCAAGCGGCATTATGGCGGCAATCCGAATCCGAAACACTTTGTCATTCATGCTTCAGGTAGCCGGACACAGCCGCTTGCAGAGAGCACGTTGAATCGAGCGCTGAGCCGCATCGCCATTGGCATGCAGGAATTCACTGTGCACGATCTCCGGCGCACGGCCGCAACGTTGTTGAGCGAGAACGATTACCAGGCAGATGTGATCGAAAAGGCGCTCAATCACACCATGAAAGGTGTTCGCGGCGTATACAACCGAGCGCAGTATCGCGACCAGCGGCGAAGGATGTTGCAAGACTGGGCTGACAAGGTTGAGGACCTGACCATCGAAGCTCGCGCGCATCGCGGAAAGGAATGCTGACCATGCTCAAGAACCCCCGGAAGAGTGTAATTTTTACATCGTGGGTCCCTCCATCGATCAATCGATTAGGGGTAATTCGAACCCCGATTGATTCACACCGAACCACCCAAAAAACCGTGTTTCGTTTCACCTGATCGTCGGAGGCCTCGAAGGTGCCCGACCAATCCAAAACCGGAGCAAGCGCATTGATTCACTACCACGGCACTCCGATCACGCCCGACACCGCTGCCGCGACGATCTTAAAGGGCCGTCATGCCATGGTGTCGTTCGCAAATCCAGAGCAATTGGCGCTTGTGAGCGATATATGCCAATCGTTCGCCCTGGACAATGGAGCGTTTACAGCTTGGAAGCGTGGAGGAGCTGTGGATTGGAGCGATTACGTAGCCTGGATTGTCGATTGGCACCGTCATCCGGGCTTCGACTGGTACCTGATCCCGGATGTGATCGACGGTGATGAGGAATCGAACGACGATCTGCTGTCATGGTGCTTGGATAAATGCCCGATCTCCGGTGGCATCCCAGTCTGGCATTTGCACGAAGGCATTTCCCGCCTCTTAAGGCTCGCCGGCGCATTTCCAAGGATCGCATTTGGTTCATCCGGCGAGTTTGCCGAGGTTGGTGCGCCAGCTTGGTGGAACCGAATGGCTGTCGCGATGCGCGCAGTCTGCGATCCAGGTGGAAGGCCAAAGACTAAGCTGCATGGGCTTCGTATGCTCGATCCGAAAGTCTTTTCCAGGTTCCCATTCTCATCGGCAGATTCCACGAACGTTGCTCGCAACATAGGACTCGATGGCAGATGGCCGGGCACTTACAGGCCACCGTCGAAGGCGGCGCGGGGCATTGTTCTGGCCGAGCGAATTGAGGCTTTTCAATCCGCTCCGGTCTGGGATTGCCATGAGATTCAGCACGATCTGTTTGCCGCGGAGAGCGCCTGATGCCCACCACCGTCAACGTGGCCAAAGCCGCTGCCTCGCTCAACCTCACCGACCGCCGCATCATGCAGTTGGTGCAGGAGGGTATGCCCAAGCAGGCGCGCGGCCGCTACGACCTGGTGAAGTGCCTTGAGTGGTACGTGCGCTACCTGCAGCAGGCCGTCGAAAAGCGCAGCGTAGCTGCCGAAGACGGTGAACCCATCAACTGGAACGTCGAAAAAGCGCGCCTCACCCGCGCGCAGGCGCTCACTGCTGAAATGGAGTACCGCCGCAAGATCGGCGAACTCATCCCCGCGCACCTGGTCGACGATAAGTTCATGACCTTCGCCGGCAACGTACATGATCGCTTTCTGGCGCTGCCCTCGCGCATCGCGGGACGCCTTGAGAATCAAACCCGCGAACAGGTGCGCGCCAAACTCTACGACGGCGTGCGCGACCTCCTGAACGGCCTCTCCAAAGAGACCGCAGACCCAACGAAGGACAAGACCGATGGCAGCAACCGAAACTCTCGAACTGGTGGACGTAGACGAAAGGCTGGAAAAGTCAGTCGCACTCGGAAAGACGCGCCTCGCCGTCGCTCCTGATATCTCCATTGCCGACTGGGCCGAAGCCAACCGTTACATGCCAGAGGGCACCACGCCGCGCCCTGGGTGGTTCCGCGCCGAGGCCTTCCAGCGCGCCATCCTCGACATGGTCAAGTCGCGCATCGTCAAGAAACTCGTCTGCAAGAAATCCACGCAGCTCGGCTGGACTGACGCCATCCTGCTCAACGTCGTGGGCTACTACATCGACTACTCTCCCAAGCCCATCATGCTCGTCTTCATTCGCGACACTGACGCCAAGGAAAAGTCGGAGAAGGTCATCGGGCCAATGATCACGTTGAGCCCGGCCTTGTCGGCCAAAGTGCGGCCCACCGGTTCGCGTCGTTCAGGCAATACCAAGCTGCTCAAAAAGTTCAGCGGTGGGTTCCTCAAGATCGCGGCCGCCAACTCCGCGGCCAATCTCCGCTCCGATCCTATCGCCGTGCTGCTCATGGACGAGGTAGATGGCTACAAAGATGACGTGGACGGCGAAGGCAGCCCGCTCGTGTTGGCCCGGCGCCGTCTCGATGCGTACAAGGAAACAGGCGATACCATCGAGTTCGTAGGCTCCACGCCGGCCAAGCCCAAAGGCCTGAGCATCATCGACGCCGAGTACGAAACCAGCAGCCAGGCAGAATGGTACATGCCGTGCCCATTCTGCAAGCACGCGCAGCCCTTCCGCTGGCGCGACCCCCAGCCGGGGCCTGACGGCAAGCCGGTCTACCGGTTCCGCTGGCAGAAAGACGCGGCCGGCATGCCAATCCGCACAACCGTGGCTTATTACTGCGTAGCCTGCGAGCGCCCCATCAGTGAGCGCTATAAGCAGCAGATGCTTGACGCCGGCCGCTTTGTGCACAAGTACCCTGAGCGCGTTGAAACTCCCGGAGTCTACCTCTGGGCTGCCTACTCGCCCTTTGGCGACGTGTGGTACGACCTCGCGAAAGAGTGGACCGAGGCCCAGAACCGCCCTGAGAAGATGCGCGCATTTATCAACCTGCGGCTGGGCCAGACCTGGGATGAAGGCGCGGAGTCCATCTCCGAGGAAGGTCTCGGCAAGCGCCGTGAGGTCTATGCCGCCGCAGTGCCCTCCAATGTCGCCGTGCTCGTGGCCACTGTTGACGTGCAGCAAAACCGCCTTGAAGCGCAGATCACAGGCTTCGGACCCGGCGAGGAGCAATACCTCATCGATCACAAGATCCTGTGGGGCGCGCCCGGCCTGTTGCCAGGGCAGAAGGAGAATGAAGATCAGGTCAACGTCTGGGACGACCTTGACGACTACCTGCTCAAGACGTGGAAGCATGAAGCCGGCGCGGAAATGCGCCCGGCCATCACGTTGGTCGATTCCGGCGCCTATGCGGGCAGCGTTTATCAGTTCGTCGTTCCCAGGCAGAACTCTCGCCGCCGCGTCTACGCCAGCCGCGGTGAGGACACGCTCTCGCGGCCCGTTCTCGCCGAGGAATCCTCCTCCAAAAAGCACAAGGTGCGTATCTTCATCCTCGCAACTATCGCCATCAAAGACCGCATCATGGCCCGCCTCAAGATTCCGCGCCCAGGTCCCGGCTACCTGCACTACCCCGACTGGACGACAGATGAGTATTTCGCCCAGCTCACGGCTGAGTCCAAACTGCCCGTCCGCAACAGGCGCACCGGCGTAACCCGCTATTTCTGGGTCAAGAATCAAGACCGTAACGAGGCGCTCGATCTCACCGTCTACGCCCACGCGGCGCTCTGGGTGCTTCAAAACAAGATTGAGCCGGCCAAATACGCTGATTTGGCCGCTCTGCACGCGGATATCATGCGCGGCGTCACTGAATCCAAGCCAACCGGAGTAGGAGCGCGCGTCATTTCGCGCGGCATCTGAGTACACCTGAAGGTGTGTTACCAAAGATTTCTTGCCATGCACACCTATAGGTGTATTCTTGGCTCACTCGAACAAAGGATTTGCTTATGCCACTAGAGAAACAACTCGTAGTTGTCCACTGCCGAACCCGCTTTTTAAAGCCGCTTGCTGTCGTCAAGAACTTGCCCGGCTGCGATGCCGAGTTGACGCCAGAGGACATGATCGCACTCGCAGGCGCACTGATGCGCGCCGCCGTCGAGTGCGCATCTCGCCCGACCGGTAAAGCCGGTTACCGGCAAGTCATGCGCGGCTATCCCCTGAGTATGCCGGCCGCCGAGAAAGGTGAGTGCCCGCAATGAATTCCAGAAATGTTGCATTAGGCGACCTCGGCCTTGATCCGAGGCTGCTCACGGTTGGTCAAGCCGCGCACATCGCCGGGACATCGGTTCGCGAGATCAGGGCTCGCATTAAATCTGGTGAACTTTTCGCCTTTACAGCGGAAGAAAAGCGATTCGTAGGCCTCCGCGATATCGAAATCTTGTTCGAGCGCGGGCATAGCCGCGCGTCCGCGGCTGCCAGCCACCCATGGTATTTCAGCGACGATCCTACAAAACTGGAAATCGAATCTTTCGCGCTCGCGCGCAGATTGTTCGATATCCGAAGCGCCGACACATTCTTTACAACTGCATCGGAGATGATCGCCAGTTATTCGGACCGGATCATAAAAATCTACTCATTGGGCTTAAGTTCCAGCGCATTGCAATCGGATAAACCTGGCCGTTCCGAGTCCTCCGACGCAGAGAACTTGGAAGCTCGCACGAGAGCCATCTCGGAACAGGAGCAAGCTGCGGAAACTCGCAAAATCCAGGCCTCGCAACAAGAGAAAGCCGCGGTCCTTGGGAACTTTGCATGGTTCGCAGGTGGCCACACGGCGTTTCTTGACGCTCTCGATGCCAAGCCTGTTACCGAGGACAACTCGACAGTCGTCGTTCCGACGGATGTGGGGAACCCCACCAATGATGCCCCGCGGACCGTTAAAACATCTGGCCGCCTCCTCCAGAAGGCGTCTAAACGCGCCGACAAAGAACTCATCAGAGTTCGCGAACTTGCAGAATTATTTGGCTGCAGCGGGCGCACGGTGAGGAGAATGCTCGCGGACCGGAAACTTGGGTACATCCGGTTGGGCGGGCAGATAAGAATCGAGCGCGTCGAGGTTGAACGTTATATCGCTGAAAATAAGGCTCCGTCCAGAAGGGGATGACCAATGACCACGATCAAGCGCAAAGACGCACTCGCAGCGGTGCGCGCGGCTGGTTGGCACGGTGACG